GCGACAGGGCGGAGCGGTTCTGTGTCCGGTGTGGCTTCCTCGACGATCCGAACCCGCTCACCGAACGCGCCGCCGCCTACCATGACGCCTTGTTTCCGGAACGCGCCTGCGATGCCTGCGGCAAGCCCTACCGAGGCCCGGCGGTCTATTGCTCGCTCAGGTGCGCGATCGATGACGCATAAGACGTGGCGGCCGCTTGGTAATCCCCGCGCGTAAACCGGGTTTACTACGGCCGGATTGTCTCGTAAACCGAGACCGGCAAACCAGGTAAACCTCCCCATGGACCAGGAAGAGCAGAACCCGACCGCGCGCTTCGGGATCATCGTCACGAGCCGGGAGATGAAGTCCGGGGGCACGGGCGAGCCTGTCATGACCAGGGACGGCGACCAGTTCTGGGCGACGACAATGGAACCTGAAGGGTGGGTTGAAGCCACATCGGTTCGCGTCACGGATCGGGTTAGGGCGCCAGCCGATCTCCTGACGTTCAAAACCGAAGGCGCCGCGCGCGCGTTCGGGAAACGGTGGAAGGGGCACCCTTGGTGGTGTTCGCCGAAATCATTTGAGGTCGTCAGTGTCACGCCGCGAATGGTGTCTGTCCAACAGGGTTGGACCGCGGAGGTGATCAGCAATGTCCGAGCCTGAAGCAACCGACGCCGCACTGCCCGGCCGCGTCGATGTCCTGAAGCCGATGACCGTCAAGGCGATATCGACCGACGTCATCACCGGAATCACCAGGGCCGCGCGCGCCGAGGGCGTGACCGTTGGGCAGTGGCTGGAGGCTGTCGTCCGGCCCCACCTGGAACCCGGCACCGCGCTCGCCATCGCGCGGCCGACGCCGCGGCGGGACGCCCCATCGGGCCGGGACGTGGCCGAACTGATCCGCGCCGCCAAGGAGGTCAGCAGCGGCCCGGATGACCCGCTCATCCGCGCCGCGAGGGCGACGGTGCGGAAGCTGCTGGCGCGTGTACGGCGGGACGGTTGATCGCCCGTCTGAAACGAAAAATCATCAGTCTGACACACGATAATCCGTTGTTTTCCGCGCGTTTCAGCACTATGTTCTTGTCATGTTCCATTGGCGAAAGTCAGCAATCCGGAACCCGGACATCGAGCGCCTGGAGCGTCGCGTCACGGCGCTTGAGGCACGGCTGTCGCGCGAGGCCGACTCGGGTCCGACTCGGGCGGCCGACTCGGATTCGGGGCCGCTCGAATCGGCGTTGGCGTCGCTGGGCCGGGTTGTCGCGCGCGCGGCGGCCAATGCCGAAGGCGTGACGCGACGGTAGCATTCGTGCGAGGCTCTTGCCGGCGGCAAGGGAAATCGCATGCCTAAACCCAAGCATGAGGCGAACGAGCGGGACCGGCGCATGGTGCGGATGATGGTGGCGGGCGGCATCATCTACGACGACATCGCCGCCGCGATCGGCATCAGCCGCAGCTCGCTCAAAACCCATTACAAGCGCGAACTGAAGGCGGGCGGCATCCTGGCCAACGCGATGGTCGTGGGCAACCTGTACCGGCACGCGACCGGCGATCACCCGAACGCGGCGGTCGCGGCGGCGAAGTGGTGGACGCAGGCACGCATGGGCTGGAGCGAAAAGCACGAGTTCAGCGGGCCGGGCGGCACGCCGCTCAATCCTCCGGGGCAGAGCTATGTCGTCCGGATGCCGACGCCGGTTGAGTCGGTGCGGCAATGGATGGACGCCTACGTGCCGGAGACGGAGCGCGAGCCATCGTGACAAACCGACCCGCGGACGGTCATCCGGTCGTCATCGTTGGGCAACCGCATCTTTGGCGGTTGCACGCGCGCCTCCAGAAGCGGTTGCCGGTCTGGACCATTTACAGGCCTGTCACCCGCGAATATCCCGGCAAGTGGGTGGCGCGCATGCACGTCGTGTTGCCCGTGTTGAAACCGACCCGGTTCGTAATGACCCACGACACGCTGGAGGAATTACGCGGCCTGTTGCCTCCAGGCCTGGTTAAAGCCGTGGCCGATCCCCGCGACTTGCCGGAGATCGAGGAGACCTGGCTATGACGGAGCGCGAATGCGCCGCGTGCGACGAGCGTTTCGTTTCATTCTGCAATCGTCCTGACCGACGCTATTGCAGCAAGAAATGCCAATGTTGGGCGAAAATGCAGCGGACGCGGGAACGTGAGACGCTGGGCCTGCGGCTGGTCTCCTGGCTGCTCCGCACACACCCGGACTGGCTGGCCTCGTTCATCGTGGAGATGGCCAAGGATAAGAAGACACGTTCCAGGGGACCGGCGGCGTTGCCGTCGATCCCACGGCCGAAGCTGGTCGCGCATGAGATGGAGATGAAGCCATCGTAACTGTCGCCTGGGAGCCGCAGCCGTGGCAGGCCGCGTTCATCGCCTGTCCGGTCGAGGAAGTGTTCGGCGGCGGCGCCCGAGGCGGGGGAAAGTCGGACGGCGTGCTCGGCGATTGGCTCAACCATGCCGACCAATACAAGGAAAACGCCATCGCCCTGATGGTCCGGCGCACGCGGATCGAGCTGCTCGAAACACACGAGCGCGCGCGGGTGATCTACGGGAAGCTCGGCGCTCGTTTCACTTATCAACCCATGCGCTGCATCATGCCGAACGGCGCGCGCCTGACGTTTTCCTACCTCGACAAGGACGCGGACGCGGACGGATTCCAGGGGGCGTCCTTCACCCGCGTGTACGTCGAGGAATGCGGAAATTTCCCGAGTCCGACGCCGATCCTCAAATTGATGGCGACACTGCGATCGGGTGCCGGCGTGCCGGTCGGCATGCGGCTCACCGGCAACCCCGGCGGGTCAGGGCACCAGTGGGTCAAGGCCCGCTACATCGATCCGGCGCCCCGCGGCTGGCGCCTCATCACCGACCCGGAGACGGGCTCGGAGCGGATCTACCTGCCGTCGCGCGTCGCTCAGAACAAATACCTGGGCGCCGACTACGTCCGCCGGCTGCGCGGCGTCGGCACCCCCGAGCTGGTCAAGGCGTGGCTCGAAGGTGACTGGAATGTCATCGCGGGCGCTTTCTTTTCGGAGTTCAGCGCCGATCGCCACATCATCGCGCCGCAGGCCCTGCCGGAGCACTGGGCGCGGTTCCGGTCGTTCGACTGGGGTTCGGCGCGGCCGTTCGCGGTACACTGGTGGGCCGTTTCGGATGGGACACTACCGGATATCGCGCGCGGTTGCCTCGTCTGCTACAGGGAGTGGTATGGCATGAAGCCGGGCGAGCCCAACGTGGGGTTGCACATGACCGCCGAACAAGTCGCCGAGGGCATCAGGGATCGGGAGCGTGACGACCCCAAACCGAAGGATGGGGGGTTCGTCGGCGTGGCCGACCCCTCGATCTTCGCCGAGGACGGCGGGCCGTCAATCGCGAGTCGGATGACACGCGCCGCGCGCATCGTGTTCCGCCCCGGCGACAACAAGCGGGTGCCACAGCGCGGCGCGATGGGCGGCTGGGATCAGGTCCGCGCGCGGTTGGTGGGCGACGCGGACGGCAAGCCGATGGTGGTGTTCTTCTCGACCGCGATGCACGTCATCCGGACGCTGCCGGCCTTGCAGCACGATCCGAACCGGGCCGAGGACGTCGATACGGAGTCGGAAGATCACGCGGCGGACTCAGTTCGTTACGGGATGATGTCGAGGCCCTACATCCGCGACGCGGAGCGGCAACGCCCGCGTGACTCCTGGGACGCGGCGTTCAATCGAGACGAAGGCGAAGTGCGGGACTGGAGGACGGTATGACACTCAATCGCATGGGGAGGTTTTGATGTCGGAATGGCCAAAATACAAAAGTCACAAGATCGTTCAGGCGGCGGTCATCGTTGGCTTCGACGCCCGCGACACGGGAGGCAAGGTCTGCGCGCTGGTCGATGGTGGCGACGGCGTGCCGACGCCATTCATCCCCAACCAGATCGGGATGCTGGAGAAGGCCGAGGCGGGCGACTACGCCATGCTTTACTCCGACGGCTACAAGAGCATCAGTCCCAAGGCCGTGTTCGAGGATGGCTACACGCCGTGTCCGTAACGACTGCGGACAAGCGGTTCCGGCTGGACTGGTTCGATCGCGGACGCGAGCCGAGGGTCAAGCCGAACCCGGATTATCCCGACGGCAAGGACGTGGATGCTTCATGGGGGAAGGCTCAGACCTGTACCGTGATGTTACCCTGTCCGGCTCCGAGATGCGGCGAGTATTGGGTGACCTGCCAGTTGTGTGGAACCCATGTGGGCTGCACCACGGCGGGGAGGCCTGACGATCCGCGCTCGATCAAAGTCGCTTGCACGATCCAGCAAAAAGGGATTCACCGGGGAGGACAGCCATGACACTCAACTTTCTCGAAATGT